TTGGGCTGGACGGGTCAATTAGCGACCAGCCGAGGCGGTACGGGTTTGGCTTCTTACACTGCCAACCAGGTTTTTTACGCTTCGTCCACTAGCGCCATAGGGCAATCTGCCAATTTAACTTTTAATGGCACAACGCTAACCGCAAACGATATTACCGATTCTTCTTTGACATCGGGTCGAGTTACTTACGCTGGTACAGGCGGCAATCTAATAGATAGCGCCAACCTGACGTTTAACGGCACGACGTTAACGACTACTGGTATTAACAACACCGGCAACACCACGCTTGGTGATGCAACCACCGACATTGTGACGGTGAATGGTTATATGGGGGTGGGTGGGGCGGCGGCTTCAAGCGTCGCAATAAATGTCGTAAATGCCGCGCTTACTGGAACCATTCAATATGGCGTAGTCGGAAATATTACTGGCTCTGCGGCAGGTACAAACCAAGTTAATGCGTTTTATGGTGGTGTAAAAACAGCAGCAGCGTCATACAGTGTAGGGCGGTTATCTGCTTATTTAGCAGCCGATGCTGTTAAAGGTGCTGGGTCAACTATAACGAATCAACACGGGTTCCTCGTTGAAGATCAAACTCAAGGCACAAACAACTTCGGCATCACGTCGCTCGTTTCCTCTGGCACGAACAAGTGGAACATCTATGCGTCAGGTACGGCGGCAAACTACTTTGCTGGAAATGTTTTAATTAACCGAACCGCAGGTGTGGGCTCAGAAAGACTTAGTGTTAATGGCTCATTAGCGATTATTGGGGATGTTTCTGGCAACGGTTCAATAGGTAGCGGTTCGGCTGCTGGGCGTTTTATTTACGCGGGCGGCGCTACGGGGGGCATTTCAGATTCTGGCGCTGTTATAACTCGCGGTTCTTCGGCGGGGACAAATGCGTTTGGTGTTGAATTTTGGACTAACAACACTGAACGCGCGCGTATTAATTCTGCTGGTTTTACGCAATTTAGCAGCAATCTTGTTATGCCGTATCAGGGTACGCCAGCTTCAAAAGCGGCTGCGGCTACTTTGACCGGAGCAGAATTAATTACCGGCATTTTGAACACAACAGGTACGACGTACACCATCACCCTACCCACGGGGACAGATATAGAAGGCGCATTGTCTTGGTCAGCTAATAACGTAGCCCTTGATTGGTGGGTAATTAACACGGCTTCTGGCACAATTACTATCGCCGCTAACGGCAACACAACGCTTGGCGGTCTGACAATTGCAACGGGCGTGTCAGCGCATTTTCGTATCCGCAGAACTGCTGCTAATACATTTACTGCGTATCGTTTAGGTTAATTTAAGGTCGATAAGGACTTATTGGGATTAGCATGGATATTACTTGGGTAATTGAGCAAATGTGGGCAAAACCGCAAGAAGGTAATCAAACTAACGTAGTAGTTACTGCTGCCTGGCGGTGCACTGGTTTTGCCGGTGAGTACTCAAGCACTGTCTATGGAAGTGCTGGTTTTACGCTTACAGAAGGCGGTAACTTTACGCCTTACGACCAACTGACGCAGGATGATGTGCTGGGCTGGTGCTGGGCAAGCGGCGTGGACAAAGACGCAACTGAGGCTAATATCAAGCAGCAGATCGAAGATCAGATCAACCCGCCGATCATCAACCCAACTTTGCCTTGGGGTATTTAAACTTAGCGCGTTACGCACTGTAATAGCAAAAGGAAAAAATTATGGCTTTAACAAAAGCAACTTTTTCGTTGATTAATGGCTCTTGCCTTAACGTGCGCGATTATGGTGTAGTGGGTGACGGCGTAGCAGATGATTCTGCTGCGTTTGCATTAGCTATTACCGCAGCACTCGCCTCGCCTTTCAAGGCGCTTTACGTTCCGGCGGGTTCCTACTATTTAGCCTCTGGTATTGATATTGACGGTACTAGCGTTGACAGATTTACTTTGTTTGGTGACGGTAGAGCAACGGATATTTGGTCAGATCAAGCAGTGGATACGATTGACGTTAAAGGCGTGGCGAATACGTTTCAGTATCCATATCTGCGAGACATTACTATTCGCAATACAAATGCTGCGGGTACGGCGCTTCGTACAAGAAACACTGAATTTTTGCGCGTTATACGATGCACGATTGCTGGCGGGTTGAACGGAATGCTTATGTCCGAAAACGCGCTTGAGTCAGACATTAAACCGCAAATTCACGAATGTATTTTTGCGGGTTCCGCTAACGGCCTTAAAGGTGGCGACACTCGCGTGGCCGATGCAGTCATTCGTGACAACCTGTTTATTGACTGCACGACCACAATGATGGATTTTGGCTACCTTGATGGCGGCACAGTAGCGGGAAACAAGTTGTTTAGCAATAACGCTGGAACCAACGCTGTCATCGGGATGCGTTTCAAAAAACCAATTTACGTTGTCGTTGAAGACAACGCTTTTTTTGAACTTGGCGGTATAGGCCTTAGCCTAACCTCGCCCAGATATAGCCGGTTCAACAATAACCAAATTGTTAATGTAGGCCAAAATGCCGCCGCGCCAGCTATTCAGGTAGTTGACTTTGATGCTTCAACAGTTGGCGTGGATGTGCAAATGGTTGGAAACACCATTAAAGATGTTGATGGGCATGGGATTTCGGTAAATTCTGCCGCCACAATTCAAACGGATTATTTAATTGCGAATAACTATTTTAAAAATGTTGGCGATGGGTCTACCTCTTACGACGCAATTAACCTAACAAAATGTTCGGCATTTACTTTGCGCGAAAACATTATTGATGGCGATAGCGCCACCAGACATTGGCTATATCTGGACGCAAGCACAAATATTGTTTGCGATGGCAATACTTACACGCAATGCGTTAATGCTGATGTTGGTAGGGTAAACAACCCGACAATGTTGTTTAAACAAGGTGTTCAAAATAATTTGTCAGTAACGGCAACAGCCACGTTGACTTTTAATGACGACACGGTGTTATGCGATGCGACAGCAGGAGCGATTACCATCAATTTACCTTCTGCCGCTTCTTGTCCAGGCAAAATTTATCGAATCGGGAAAAAAGATGTGTCGGTCAATGCGGTGACTATTGACCCCGCCGCTGCACAAACCATTGACGGCGCGGCGACTTTGGCAATCAGCACTCAATACCAAATCGCAACCATTATTTCTGATGGCGCAAACTGGGTCACAATTTCCGTATGATTAACTTACCTCACGACAAGGCGCTGCACTTTATTGTTGGCGTACTCATTTACGCTGCCGCGCACTTCATCAGCCCCGTTGTGGGCATGATTGCGGTAACCATCGCGGCTGTTGGCAAGGAAGTGTACGATTGGTTTCACCGTGACCGGCACACGCCAGACGTATGGGACGCGGTGGTAACCGTCATCGGCGGCGTTGTAGGCTTAATCTGCGGTTTGTAAAGGATAACTATGACCACCCCTTACGACATTATTACCCGCGCCATGAAGGACATCGGCGCGTTAGCTGCTGGCGAAATCCCGACCGCTGACGAAGCCCAGGACGGGCTGGATATGCTGAACGACATGATCGCGCAGTGGTCGAACGAAAACATGATGGTGTTCTACCGCACCGAGATTGTGTTTCCGTGCGTCCAGAATCAGGTGCAATACACCATCGGCCCATCGGGTAACGTATCTGCGCAGTTTACCGGATCGATCAGCGGCACGACCTTAACTGTTCCGACTGACGGCGTTCTAAAGGGCGCTATCACGATGGGCATGACTCTATCAGGGCCGGGCGTGCTGACTGGCACTACTATCGTCGGGTTTGGCACGGGCGCGGGCGGTAATGTCAACGAAGGCGGCACTTACACGGTCAGCCGTGGGCATACAACGCCTGTGGTGCTGCAAATTATCGATTCCTACTATGAGCGCCCACTGACCATTGAATCGGCCTTTGTGCGGGTTAATACGACCAGCAACGGCGTGCCGATCTATGGCGGCGGTCTGGATTACCCGATTGCGATTCTAAGCCTCGAAGAATACGAGTCGATTGGCCTAAAGACTTTAAATGGCCCGTGGCCGAAGTCGCTGTATTACCAGCCGTCGGAGCTGCTGGGAACGATCTACCTGTGGCCGAACCCAGCTCAGGGCGAGATGCACTTATTCACGCAGACCATTTTCCGCGAGTTTGGCGACTTGTACGGGTCGATTCAGTTCCCACAAGGTTATAACATGTGCCTGCGCTGGTGCTTGGCTGAACGGCTAATGCCGATGTTTGGCAAGATCAATCAGATTCAGGTAAGCCAGATCACGGCCTACGCAGCACAAGCTAAGGCGACGGTTAAACGCACGAATATGAAGCCGCCACAGGTCAGCAAGTATCCTGACGTATTGATGACCGGCAGACCGAAAGATGCGGCCTTTATCCTCGATGGAGGCTTCAACTAGGTTTTATAAATGTGTAGAATGGTGGCTTTACAAGAAAGGAGCCACCATTATGAAAGCAGGTAGACCGCAAAATACGCCGGAAGTGTTGTGGAGCAAAGTTGATGTAAAAGGCGAACAAGAATGTTGGGCATGGAAAGGACACGTTACTGCTTCGGGTTACGGGCGCACTTGGATCAATGACATTGCTTACTATGCGCATCGCGTAATTTTTGATTTGGCGCATCCCAATCAAATTGAATTGAGAGCGCCAGCCAACAAAAAAGCGCATGGATTTTTGATGCACACCTGCGACAACCGAATCTGCTGCAATCCAGCACATTTGCGAGTTGCAGACATCAAAACAAACAACGAAGATTGCGTAAAAAAAGGGCGTAGAGTATTACCAAAAGGCGAAGATCATCACAGGTCAGTGTTTACCAATGATGAAATTCAACAAGCCATTGAGCTGCGCAAGTTAGGGAAAACGGCGCGACAGATTGGAGAAATGATGAGTAAAAAACGCGCAACAATACAATCTTTGTTCCACCGTCACAAAGTCCGCTCGGAGAGCTAAATGGCAGATTTCGGCTTTGTCGGCGCGTCGTACACCACTCGGTCGATCTATCAGAACGATCAGGAGTGCATTAATTTTTACCCTGAAATCGACCCAACTAAGCAGCCGGGTGAGCGCGGTATTGTCGCGCTGTATCCAACGCCAGGTTTAGTGACCGAAATCCAGTTCCCGATTCCTGCTGAGATTCGCGGGATGAGGGCGCTATCTGGCCTGCAATATGCCATCGCGGTCTGCGGTAGTCGGGTCTATCGCATCGCCACTGACCTGACTTACATTCAAGTTGGCACCCTGACCACCAACTCAGGGCCGGTGTCTATTACGGACAACGTAATGACCACGCAAGGGCTGACCGCTTATCTGGTCGATGGGGTCAATCGGTATTACTACGTTGTGGCCACCAATACGTTTGTGACCCTGCCTAGCACCGATGGCGATTGGCAAGGTGCCACGACGGTCGATACGGTGGACAACTATGTGGCCTACAACGAGCCAGGAACGCAGAATTGGGCGGTGACTGACTTGGGGTCACCCTTGTCCACCACGGGGCTGTACGGCGCTAAGGATGGGTCGCCTGACAAGCTGGTGGCGCTGATTATCGACCACCGGCAGGTTTATCTGCTGGGCGAAGTAACGACCGAGGTTTGGATTGATGTCGGGAGCCAGATACCCAACATCATTACGTTCCCGTTTCAGCGAGTATCGGGAACCAGCAGCCAGAACGGTTGTGGTGCGCCGTTCTCGATTGTTCGCTTTGCCGAAACCTTCATGTTTTTGGCGCGGGATACGTTGGGAACCGCGACCATCGGCCAGATGAAAGGCTACGAATTTCAGAGGCTTTCGACCCATGCGGTCGAGAATAGTCTGGTCGGGGTTGATGTATCGGATGCTAGGGCATGGTCGTTCCAGATTGAAGGCCACGAAATTTATGTGATTAATTTCCCATCTATCGACCTAACATGGGCTTATGACTTGGCTACCCAGCAGTGGTTCAAATGGCTGTGGTGGGATGCGCCCAACGCGGTTTATAAGCGCCACAGAGGGCAGAATTGCATCGCATTTGCTAATAAGAACTTAGTAGGCGATTACGAAAACGGCAAGATTTACAGCCTAGACTTTGACGAATACACCGATGCTGGCAACCCGATCCGTCGGTTGCGCCGTGCGCCGCACCTGACCACAGATTTGCAAAGACAGTATTTCGAGGAATTTCAGATTCAATTCCAGCCTGGCGTAGGGCTGACCACAGGGCAGGGCGACAATCCGCAGGCGATGTTACGTTGGTCAAATGACGGCGGTTCTACTTGGTCTAATGAGCATTGGGTCAGCATGGGGCGGCAGGGTAATTACGTTAACCGAGCGATCTGGCGGCGGCTGGGCTGGGCGCGGGATCGTATTTTTGAGGTAGCGATTACCGATCCGGTGAAGGCTGTGATTGTGTCGGCAAATCTCAAAGCATCGGCAGGCGATAACTAATGGTTGCGCTGACTAACATCCGGTTCCCGACCAGCCCGTTTATCGAGCCAGCCACGGGCAGACCGTCGCGGGAGTGGATTCAATGGCTGCAAAACCCGAACGTTGTCAGCAGCACGGTGGAGTATCAAATTATTAACGGCGGTGAAATTAATAACACGGTCATTGGTAACATCACACCGGCAGCGGGTACGTTTACGCTGCTGACGGCGTTAAATGGGATCGGCGGGGGTACGTTTTGACTGATATACAGCTAACGGCAGAAACGCCGACGCGAGAGCAAATTGACCGGTTGCAGGCTGAAATGGCGCAAATGCCACAAGCCGAGCTGGAAACCGAGCATTTTTTTAGTCCGGGTATGTACCTGCGTCGGGTGTACCGGCCTGCTGGCACGTTAATTGTGGGCAAGGTTCACAAGAAAGCGCACTTTTTTCTATGCGCTAAAGGCGAGATAATTGCTTGGACTGAAACGGGAATGCGGCGGTTGCAAGCTGGCGATGTTGTGGAATCGCAGCCCGGTACAAAACGGGTCACGCTGTCAGTAACAGATTCAATTGGGGTTACAGTGCATTTAACAGATAAGACCGATTTAGATGAAATTGAGCAAGAATTGATTGAGCCTGATGAAACTGCGCTATTTGATTCGTCAAATAAGTTGAAGCAAATTGTTGGCGAAATGAAAGCGTTACAAGGGGAAAAGCTATGACATGGGTTAAGTTTGCGATCATTAGTGCCGGATCGCAGTTAATTGGTTCAGGTATGCAAGCGAGCGCAGCAGAACGTGCTGGCGAAAGACAATTAGAAGCATCCAGATACGCTGCCCAACAGCAGCGTGAGATGTTTGACATCATAAACAGACAGCAAGAGCCATACCGCGCTGCTGGATATGAATCATTATCTCGAATTCGTGAATTGCTGCCAGGACTGACTAAACCAGTTACTCGCGAAGAAATTTTGGGGTTGCCAGGATACCAGGCCGCGATTGAACAAGGCACCGGCGCAGCTCGGCAAACTATGAATGTGGGCGGCGGCGGGTCAAACGTAGATCGGGCTGCGCAAAAGTTTGCTTTGGATTACACATTAACTCAAGCAATGCCGCAAGTTATTTCGCAGCGGCAAAACATTTACAACACGTTGGCAGGTATTGCAGGCATTGGACAAACTGCGCAAGGTCAAGTGTCAACAATGGGTCAAAATGTCGCAACTAATATTGGCCAAGCTGCGATTGGCGGCGCTACTGCTTATGGTGCCGGTCAGATTGGCGCTGCAAATGCGTATGCTGGTGGATTAAGTGGTATGGGCAATACCGCATTTATGTATTCATTAATGACTGATCCAAGATTTAGTAAGGGGTAAAACATGGCTGATTTATCTGTTACGCCTGTTGGCACAAGCATTACTCCCGTTAAGGGAATGACTTTGGGCGAAATGATGAATTTTGCGCGTGGTGCTCAAGAATACCAAGCGTTAGGTCAAATTTTGCCAGAACAAGTGCAACAAGCAAAATTGGCTACCGCTGGCAAAGAACAAGAACTTGCGCAAAATAGATTCAAAGCAATTGCTGACAGCCAGATTTCGCTTATCAACGACCCTTTGGTATTGATGGCAGAAGAAAATCCGAATGCCGTTGATAAATCGCAATTGGTCAATTTACTGCAAAAACGTGGTCGCACATTAGGCAAAAATCTTGGATTGCCTGAAGATAAAATTACCGAATTGTTGACCCCATATTTAGAGCAAGCGCAAAACGATCCAGCGCAGTTACGCACGTTTTTAAAACAGCGTCACATTCAAGGGCTTGACCAAGCTAGTCGCACTTCGGTGTTGACGGGTAGTTTGTCGCCTGTTGAAACGGGCGCAGGCACTACTTATGTTCAAGCGGGTGAATTTGCTCGTGAGCCTCGCGGTGAGTCGGTATTGTTTGCGCGTAAAACATTGTCGCCGGGGCAACAAGTGGTGGAAGGCCCGACCGATCCTGCCGGTAATCCGACGTACAACATTCTTGACCAAAACGGCAACGTAGTGCAGACGGGTCTTTTGGCATCGCAATTGCCAGAAGCAAGGCGAGAGTTGCAGCCTATTGGCGCTGCTGTTGAGCGCGTGCCGCCCAAAAACGTGCAAGCCGTTCAAGAACCACGTTTGCGCCAAGTAACGCCCGGCGCTATTTCTGCGCCTGTTGGTGCTGGATTAGGGCCAAATGACTACAAAGATTTGCAAGCGCAAGTCACGGTCGCTCGTGGTAGCGTTGCCAACGCAGCCAATGCGCTGAAGGACATTCAGAATGTCGAAACTTATCTTGATTATGCTTTAACTGGCGTTGGAAGTGGAAAAATAAATGAAGCATTGTCAGCGCTTGGATTTGTTGGATTGGATGCTGCTGAACAAAAAGCGGCAGCACGAGAAATTGTAAACAAATCGCTTGCATCATTAGTAACGCATCAAAACGCATCCAACAACGGCAAATTTGCTGCTGATTTGGCGAATACGCAAAATGCAAACGCGAATCCTTCGTTGACCGGCCCTGCAATTAGAAAAGTTATTGCCGACACAAAAGTGTTGATGCAGCATCAAAAAGATTACACGCAAGGCATGGATAAGCTAATTCAGAAATATCCACAGTTCGGTGCGTTCTCTAAGGCGCTGTATGACACCGCTATGAATGATGCGTATCAATTTGAAGTAATGGAAATTAACAACATTAAGCGCGACAACAAGCTGACTAATGAACAAAAGCAAAAAAAGTTTTTGGATTATATGGACAAAAAAGGTTTGTTTGGCGAAGAAGCAATAAATTATGTTTTAAGAGCAAATTTATATAATGATCTGATTAGTGGAAATGTTGACATTGTTGATGGCAAGTTGGTTTCAGCGCCTAAGCAAAGGAAATAAACATGGCAGCAGCTACGGTTGATGATGAAGATTTGTTTCTTCGTGCGTTAAACAAAGTCGAAAACAAAAAGCCTTCTGGTTCAGATGATATTTTCTTGCGTGCGCTAGAAAAAAGAGAACCATCTAAAACGCCAGAGGGTAGCGCGGCTACGCCTACCATAGAAGGAATGAACGCTGATTTGTCGCAACGATTGCAAGAAGCAAAATCAGCATATAAACAACGATATAACGCTGAATTACCAATCACTAGCGGCGTTCGCACGAGAGAAGAGCAGCAAAATTTATATAACCGTTGGAAGTCTGGCGAAAAAGGCATTTATATGCCGCTGAATCCCGCCGATTATCCAAATCAAAAAACCTTTCACACGGATGCGGTTGATATTTCAACGTCTGTGCCTGAAAAGTTTTTGAATGAATTTGGTTTACACAGGCCAAACAAAAAAGACCCTGTTCATGCTGTTTTGATGAACAAGCCAGTAAATGCTGCGCAGCCTATGGAACAAGCTGCCGCCCCTGCGCCTACTGCCGCTGCGCCCGTTGTGCCTGCCGCGCAACCAAAAGTTGCTGATATTGGCACTCGCATTTTGCGGTCGGGCGCTGGCTTAGCTGACACTTTGCTAGGTGGAATTCAGGCAATTCCTGGCGCTGCGCTGGCAGAAACGGGCTATGCCGGTGTTCGCGCTGGTGAGGCACTAGGGCTGGTCGAGCCAGGCACGGCTGAACGTGGCAAAGCTGCGGTTTATAAAAAGTTTGTTGAGCCATACACCCAGCCGGTCGGTAAAGCGTTGGGTGTCACTGAAACGCCTGAATACAAGGGCGAAGCTAGTCAACAACTCGTGCGATTAGCTGGCGAAACAATTAGTGACTATGCTGGCAGGATTTCAAAAACTTTAGGCATTCCAAAAGCCGACGTTGAAAACATGATTGCCACTGGCGCGTTTGCCATTCCTGGTGTCGGCAAAGCTATTGGGGCAGAAGCCAGAATGGTTGCGGGCGCAATCAAGCGTGAGCCTAAACCGCCAACGACAAAAGTTGAACCGACATTAGAAAAGCCTCGAATGACGTATGAGGAATTCCAACGTCAGCAACAGCAAAAAAGGGCGGGCGCACCTGCGGAAGAAGGATTAGGCACTGCAAAACCTGCTGCGCCAGACGCGCCGTTTTCTGAACTTAAATATGGCGAAATTGGTGTGCCAGTTGATGAGCAGGCCGCAAGAGCGCAAACATTGAATCGCGTGATGGGGCCGGATTTTAGGGTCGATACGGCTGCCATTAAAGGTCACGGCAAAGACCGCGCTACCAAATACGCAGTGTCAAATACTGACACGCCGATGGGCAATTTCTTAAAAGAACAATTTACAAACGAACAGAACCGTTTATCAAATTACATTAACGAAAAAATTAAAGAAACCGGCGGCACTGTTGGCCTTGACGAAAGCAGTGTCTATAAGCGCGGCAACACTATCCTGCAACCGTTAAAGGATTTGCAAACGTATTTTGATGACGCAACCAGAAAAATTTATGCTGACCGCGATGCAATAGCCAAAAATGTGCCGGTGCAAGCCAACAACATATTGAATGTTTTGCGTGACGAATCATTGACGCTGGCTAACACTGAAACAATTGGCCTGACCAAAATTGTTGAAGCGCGAATGAAACAACTTGGCATGGTCGATAAAAATGGCAATTTGTTGCCAACCAATGCAAAGACTGCTGAAAATTTGCGTAAGTTCATCAATGAAAATTGGGATCGCAAAAACAACAATTTGCACAAAGCGTTAAAAAGTGCAGTTGATGAAGATGTAATTGCAAATTTAGATACAACGTCGCCGCTGTATAAAGATGCGCGTGCGTTGGTTGAACTTCGCAAAAACACATTAGACAATCCTAAAGGGATTTCCAACATTCTTGATGCTGAAGGACCAAAAGGCATTAACCGCAAAGTGCAAATTGAAAAGATTGCACAAAACATTGCTGATATGCCTGTCGATCAATTTACCCATGTAATTGATACGTTGCGAAACGTGCCGCAACAATTGCAGCCGCAAGCAACAAAGGCAATTTCTGAAATTAAAGCGCAATTTGCAAACAGAATTGCAGAGCAAAAAACGCCAGCCCAGCTAACCAAATACATGAATGACAATCGTGAAGTAATGACGCGATTGTTTTCAGAAAAAGAAATTAACGGACTACGCGATTACCACAACGCTAAACACATTCTGGCTACAGATACGGGTTACAAAGGCGCTGCTGTCCAAAAGATTAACGTCGAGAAAAAACTAGGAACAAAAATTGCCGAGCAAGCGTTACACAAAGGCGGCGCGGTGGTTGCTGGTGGAGGCGCGGAAGGGCTTACATTAGGCACTACTGGCGGCGTTGCTGGTAGCGCCGCTACAATGGCAGCGTATGAATTGATTGGTTCGCGTCTAGCCAAAAAACAAGCGCAACGGCAAGCGCAAGCTGAAGCTGCTGCTTTGCGTTCTGAAGAACAGAAGTTTGTGCCGCTTAGTGATTTATTGCCACGAAACAAGTGAACTAAAATGAATGAGCAAATTGATCCGGTGAAATACGGCGTGCTGTGGCAAAAGGTCCAAGACTACGAGCGCCGGTTTGACCAAATGGACAAGAAAATGGACAAGATGGAAACCCAGCTCGAACACTTGGTTGCTTTAGCCAATCAAGGGCGCGGTGGGTTTTGGATGGGCATGGCCGTCGTATCTGCAATTTCTAGCGTTGTAGGCTATGTGGCTAATTTAATGCACAAGTGATCCAAAATTGACCCGATCACAATTGCTGCCTGTTTCAAGGCTGCAACCACAGCAATTGATTTAGCAAAAAAGGGCGTTAAGTTTTACAAGGACTTGAAATCTACTGCTGGCGATGTCAGCGGTGTATTGAAAGACTTAAAAGAGCAATATCACAAGATTGTCGAGCCAAGCAGAGATCAGACCAAGCAATACAACGAAGAAGTTAGACGAGTACAACAATTAGCAGAAACGCCACCGCAGGACGCATTAAACAGTATTTGGGATCACTTAGGTACGTTTGTTGATGAATACGACAGGCTATCTAAAGCATTTATTGAAGAAGAAGCAAACGCTAAAAAAGTTTACCGAGGCAGTGAATCGGTAGCGCGAAGGGCGTTGAGGCGAATACAAATTAGAACGCAGTTAGATGCGGCGTTGGTAGAGGTGCGGGAATTAATGGTTTATAACACCCCAGCGGAATTATCTGATGTGTGGACGCGCTTTGAGAAGATGTGGCAACAGATTGTAGAGGAACAAAGCGAGGCGCTGGCTGATGAATTAAGAAAGACGCAGATAGTGCTATGGCAACGCAAAAAAACAATAAACAAGGCAAAAGCGATGGCGGCATGGGTTGGGGCAGTTCTGTTCGTAATCGCGTGGATGTGGGGACTAATAATTCTAATAAGAATGAGTCAGACGTATCGCTCGTTATCGTTTTATGTATCGCAATAATGGCGTTGACGTTTGTTTTGGTGCTGCCGCTATTGGGCATAATGTACATGGACATGAACAACGCCACGGGCGCGGCGGTTCAGGAAATTAAAAAGATGCGCGAGTTACGAGCAAAAATGTTACTGATGATGCAAGGGGAATAGTATGTTGCCGATTGTTGCTGGCATTGTTTCAAACTTGATTAACAACGGAATGCACAAGGTTGCGGATCAGGTTATCGAAAAAGGTATTGACGCGGTACAAGACAAGCTAGGCATGGAACTAAAGCCAGAGGGTGAAGCCACGCCAGAGTACAACGCCAAGCTACAAGAGGAAGCCAATCGCCACGCTGAATTTATGGCAGAGCTAGATGAGAAATCTGCCCAGCGTGCAACTGATATGCAAATGGCTGCGATGAATTCACCTGATCCGCTAGTTCGCCGCCATGTGTATCTTTATGGCTGGTTCATAACTATTGTTTCGTTCTTGTATTTCTTTATGGTTTCTTTCATGCCGGTGGAAAACAAGAACCGCGACTTTATCAATATTATTTTGGGGTTTTTGATCGGCACGGCTATCAACAGCCTAATTCGGTTCTGGTACGGTTCATCAAACAAAGGCCAAGAAGATACCGACAAAAAAATGAAAGACATTAAATGACACCATCCAGCCCTTTGCTGGTTGCTGCCAAAATAAAAGACGCAGAAAAATGGCTGCAACCTATTATCGAAACGTGCGTTGAATTTGAGATCAACACACCGCAGCGGGTTGCGGCATTTCTGGCGCAGACTTCGCACGAATCGGGCGGCTACACCATGCTGACCGAAAACCTAAACTATAAGGCGGCGACTTTAGCTGCCTGCTGGCCAACCAGGTTTGCCGAGCTGGGGCCAGATAAAAAGCCGAAGCGCGGCGACAAGGGTGCGTTAATTCCGACCAAGCTGGCCCTATCAATTGCCGGAAAGCCGGAGCAAATTGCGAATTTGGTGTATGGCGGCAGGATGGGTAACGGTCCTGCGCAGTCAGGCGAGGGCTGGAAATTTCGCGGCAGGGGTGCCAAACAGCTCACGGGCAAAGATAACTACAAACGTTGTGGTGATGCGCTGGGAATTGATTTGGTCGGTAATCCTGATTTGTTGCTGGAGCCTTTGATTGCAGCGCGGTCGGCTGGCTGGTTTTGGAAAACAAATAACTTGTCGCCATTTGCCGATGCCGGAGATGTTAAAGGTATGACGAAAAAAATAAATGGCGGCTACATTGGGCTGGAAGCACGTCAGGCGCTTTACAACCGCATCATAGCCGCCACTTGAGCTACTTAACCAAGCGATAAAACCACTTATCAGCACGGCGCTGGCAGGTGATTTGATACCCTGCTTGCCGTAGTTCGCTGACGATGCTGTTGACTGCGCAGACCCCTGCGCGTTGGATAATTTCCAGTGTGGTGTACTCGCCGCCCTTTTTGAGCAGTTTGTACACCCGCTGGAGCCGGTCCGACTTGTCGAAGTTAGCGGCGTTCATTAGTTGAAATCCGGAATGTCATCGTCAAAATCCACCGGCTGACGCTGTGGCACGGTTAGACCTTCTTTAGGCTTCGGGTCGTTCATATATGCCCAGCCGTCCCAGCCACCTTCCTTCAGCGGTATGACATCAAGTTTGAGCATTTCACCGTTGCGCGTGGCAATGACCGAGCCGATCCGCTGGTAGCGGTTTTTCTGCTGGCCCTGTGCGTTGGTGTACTGACCGACAATGCAGCTAATTTCTTTGATAACTTTCGACATTTCACTCTCCTATGATTTTGCGTAGTGCTGCAACTTTGGCATCGACTTCAGCCAAAAACTTTTTGACTTCAATTTCTGTTTCTTTGATCCACTTATCATCACGCTCGACGCGGTAGACAAAAAGCTGGGCTTTGGCAGGCATCCGTGGGTCGAATACAACGTAGTCGGACCAGAACCGCCCAGCGCAGGCCATTTGCCACTGCATTTGCGTGAAATACTTGGATTCCACCGGATCGGCTGACAGCCAGCATTCCAACGCGGTCTTGCTGTCGGGGCATTTAATCTCGACCATGCCGTCAGCGCCCACCAAGCCGTCAGGCGAGGCGCCAGAGGCTTCGATGGTTGGGTGCGGTATGAAACCCACTTCATCCACTAAAACGCCCTTAGAGGCTTCGTAAGCCGCCCGTGCGAAGGGTTCCTGGTCGATGCCCCATTGCATTGCGGCGCTGGTAAACCCTTCGGATTTGGTGCCGGTTACTCGTTCCAATACAAGCTGGGTCAAGTAATTAGCACGGCTGGCGCTGTAGCCGGTTTTGGTCCTAGCTAGTACGTCGGCCACGCGAGATGCGGTGACCTTACCCAGGCGGGCGCTAAACCAATCTTCTGTGCGTTGCTCATCCATTTTGTTGCCTCGCTTTCATCATTTCGTCTGCTATACGGTAAGCAATAACTGCAACGCAAACAGTAAAATCCTCCCCAGTTCTTTGTGATGTTTTTAGCGTATCCGAGTCTGCCATAACTGCTGGTATAGCCTGCGCTGCAAAGTAATCGCGTAGTTCCATTCCTACGGCACCGGTGGCTGATGGAAATGCTTTCATTGTGCTTTTTCCTTTTTAGCGCGTTCGACGCGGGTTTTCTTTGCTGCGATTACTTTGGCCTGCAATTCCTGATGCTCACCGCAAGCCTCAATTGCAGCCTTAAATACAACCGCCAGTTCCTCGCTATTAGCGCTGGCTTCGATGGCTGACAGGTGGTCGGTAATGTCAGGCAGCGGCTTGCGGCGGCTGGCGGCATTGCCATCGTCATCTTCGGGCGCGATACCGCAGGCAGCCATCAGCGAATAGCGTCGGGCATAGGTCAACGCCGAGCCGTAGCCTTGCGGGTCTTGCTTGCTGGCCGGAACGTGGAGCTGGCCGCAGGACATAATCTCACCGCTTTCGTGGACAAACACGGTTTCGATAATGATGCCGTCGCTGCACATACTGGTGCGCTGCGTCATGGCGATATTGTTGTTATTTAGCGCATCGATGACCGCTTCGACGCAGGCCGACAGGTCGGCGTAGCGTGACCGGAAATGCGGGTTGGTGGCTGATTTAAGCGCAGGGCCGAATTCGCGCTGGGCTTTGACAAACGCTGCTGCTACTTTGCTAAAGGTTTCCATATATTCCTCTGCTCGCTGTACGGTTTCATAAAATTGTTGTTGTGTCATGGCTGCACCATTATTTCTTGCCCTACTGAGGCGGGTTCGACGGTTACGGCTGCGTCTACGATTGCTGGCTTTTCTTCGATGGGTTGCTCAATTACTGGTGGGTCAACTGGCTTTTGGCCGAGCGTCCAGACCGCTAGGTATCCAGCTACGAATACCGGCACGGCTACTACAAACGCGGTTGACTTGAGCAGTTCCATTTAGAAGATCGCCATTGCTACCCACAGCAGTAAGTACAGAACGGCGGCGATACAGACTGCCGCCAGTGCCAGGACGAGGTCGCTAGGTTCGCGGTTCATGCTGTGCGCACCGTAAAACCTTGCGCTTCAAGCTGGTCGGCCAAGCTGGGGGCTGCGCTTTTGCGTACCTGAATGCTGATTGCGCCGTCGAAACGAGCTTTGGCTGCGGTGGTTTCGGCCACGAAGGTGATCGTGGTGTCGTTGAAATCGGAGGGGAGGATAACGAAATCGATAAACATAAAAACTCCTAAAAAGACCCGTGAGGGCATGGGTAGATATTAAGCTGGGTTTACGCAAAGGTCAAACGGTCAATCAATATATAAGCAACAGCAATTGATTCGGCTTCTGCCTGCGTGCCGCAGCGTTCTATGGTCTTGCCGGTTTTCTGGTTTTCGCTAATAGTCCACTCGACCACGCACCAAGTTGGGCGCTGGTCGGCATCGTCGTAGTATTCAACTGTGTACATGGCTGCTCCTAAAGAAGCCGGGTTTCCCCGGCTGGTTGATTAACGCTTGTTGCAATTTGCCGCTACGTTTTCAAAAAATCTTGCTCCCTTGTATGCGCTACCTTGCTGAGTTCCGGGGCAAGAACATTGAATGATTAAGCCGTATCGTGGGTCAATAAATGCTGGATGCAGTTTTGTTCCTGATCTGCCGATTTTTACTGAACCTTGCTTATTTATTTGGTTGTCCATTTGTTTCTCCTTTGATAATGTTGTGCCGGTATGACAAATTTAAGCCAGCTTTACACCCATGTCAAGCTATCTTTGCAAAATAATTTAATCTAGCTTAAAATTCGCGCATGGATACTAAAACCGCAATTAATCTAGCTGGCAGTGCGTCAGAACTTGCCAGATTGCTAGGCGTTACCAGACAGGCAATTAGTCAGTGGGGCGAAAAGCTGCCGCAACAGCGGATTTGGCAGCTACAGGTCTTGCGACCAGATTGGTTTGTTGGCTAAAATTAGATAAACCCGGCTAGGTTAGGATTGATCCCCCGACCGAAAAGCGAACTCCCCGCCTGCCGCTGGTTTCTCTCTGGGAGTGATGCGGAGTTGAAATGCACTATTACCAATTTAATATTGGCGATTACGCCAGCCATACGCGCCACCTTTCTGATCTTGAAGATTTAGCCTACCGGCGCTTGCTTGATGCCTACTATCTTCAAGAACGCCCGTTAAACGAGTGTTCAACGTCCGTTGCACGCCAGATCAACATGCGTGCCAACGAAGAAGCCGTCAAAACCATCCTGAATGAGTTTTTTGAGCTGACCGAAGGCGGCTGGATTCACCATCGCGCTGACCGCGAAATCGAAAAATACCGCAGCAAAGTTGAGCAAGCATCAAGGGCTGGCAAAGCCTCTGCGGAACGGCGGTTCAACGACCGTTCAACGGACGTTCAACCAACCATAAACCAAGAACCAATAACCAATAAACAAGAACCAATAAAAAGAGTAGAGAAGCAGCGCGGGACGCGCTTGCCTGCCAACTGGGAACCCAGCGCCGAGGATATTGCCTATTGCAAAAAAGAAAGAACCGATCTGCAATGGCAGCGCGTGGCCGAGAATTTCCGCGATTACTGGCTGGCCCAGGCTGGCATCAAAGCCGTCAAGATGGATTGGTCGCGGGTTTGGAAAACGTGGGTGCGAAATGAAAAGGGGGCGCGGACGTTTGAAAGCGCCAAAGACCGCAGCCGCCGTGAAATCATCGAGGGATTAACCGGAAAGAAAAGCCATGACACCACAATTATCGACATCTGAACCGCTACCGACCGCTTGGATTGAGAAGCTCTTTGAACGTATGGCAGCGCTTTATGGCAGCAAGTTTGCCGATATGTGGCGCGGCACCGACCCAGAGCAGGTCAAGGCACTTTGGTCGCAAGAACTGGGCAAACTAAGCCGCGAGGAAGTTACCAAAGGCGCACAAGCGCTAATGACTTTGGAATGGCCGCCGAGCCTGCCGCAGTTCATCAATCTTTGCCGCCCAAAGCTAGACGCTCAAAAAGCCTTCACAGAGGCATTAAACGGGCTTATGGCGCGAGATCGAGGCGAGGTTGGGGTATGGAGCCATCCGGCGGTTTTTTGGGCTGCTGTGCGCGTTGGTGCGTTTGATATAAAAAACGCAACTTACTTACAAATTAAAGGTCGGTGGGAAAGCGCGCTCGGTGATGAGTTAGAAAAATCACAATGGCCTGAAATACCTAAACCTGTGGTTTCTTTGCCGCCGGTTAAGGTTTCTGCTGAAGTTGCACAAAAATATCTTGCAAAGATGCAAGTTCATAAGTCAGAATCAAGCCACATTGACCATAAGCGATGGGCAAAAAAAATTATGGAACGGCACGAACATGGCGATAAATCTCTTTTGCCGGTTCAGGTGTCGATGGCTAAGGCAGCGTTAAACGCACCGACATAAGGGGAAAGAATGAGAAAGAATCCAATACCACCGCACGCGCTGATGGACGATCTGCGCAACAGGTTGCATTGCGTCAACGATTGTGAGTTAGCGCGTGAGATTGGTTGCGCACCTAGCATGATCTCAAAGTTTCGGCATGGCACTTGCCAGGTATCGGCGGCGCTGATTTTGGATATGCACGAAAAGTTTGGTATGTCGGTGGCTGAAATCAAAATGTTGATTCAGAGGGCAGAAGATGAACGTAACCTTTGCTGAAATTATTTTGCTGGTCGCAGGTGGGTTGATGGGCGCTGGTGTCATTTTTTTTATTGCTGGCTGGTTGGCGGTGCTGTTGCTTGATAACCCGAATGAGTAATTTTGCTATGAATAATTTTGTTGTCGTGCAAGATCATCCAGAAATGTTGATTTATATTGATTTTTTGCAGAAAAAAAATGCAGAAGCATTGTCGTTTTATCCAAAACAAGTATTTGAACGAGAAAAAGAAAAAGGTCGATTATTTTTAGGTTTATTAAATGGACAACCATGTGGTTACATTTACGTTGGTGCGCAAAACAACGCTGTTAAATGTCATCAGGTTTGCATTGAGTATGATGCAAGATTAAAAATGCATGGAGCCGCGTTGGTTGCAGCTATGGAAGAATATGCAAATCAGGGCAACGCAACTTGCGTTTCTTTGCGATGCGGATTCGACATCGATGCCAACAAATTTTGGAAAGCGTTAGGCTACGAAGTGGTTGCTATTGTTGATGGTGGTGTGCGTCGTATGAGAAAAATAAATGTTTGGCGCAAACAACTATTGCCGGAATTATTTGAAACCATAGGGCTTGAGCCAGCAATAGGCAAAACAGATTCAACTTTGTGGCGCAAAAACAAACAAACTGGACTCATTACAGGTTTTAGTCGTGGCAAGGTTTTAGACCAATATCGCAAAATTATTGTGGCAGAAAAAATTTGACTGCATACACTTGGTCTGAGGAATGGCGGCGAATTACAGAAGCGAAGTTTTGGGTAGCACAGTACAAATTGCATAAAAAGGAACATGGCGCGAAAGCGGCGGTAACGTGGTGGGAAGATATAAAGCGCCAGATTGCCGTTAAGCGTGGGCAGAAGGCAGTCGAAATTTTAATTGGTGACATGAATGCGCAGAGCAGCAAGAGTAGACAAAAACCATGAAGATATTGTCGAGGCACTTAGGGCTGCTGGCGCAACGGTTCAGAGTTTGGCTACGGTCGGTAGCGGCGTGCCGGATTTACTGGTCGGATTCAGGAAACAAACATTTCTGGTCGAGATCAAAAACGGTGAAGCGTCGCCAAGCGAAAAAAAGCTAAACCCAGCGCAGGTAATTTGGCACTACAACTGGAACGGTGGACCGCTGGCGGTGGTGGAATCGGTTGAGGATGCGTTGAAAGTCATTGGGCTATGATTGTTGAGTTACGGTCACCTGCGCAGGCAAAAGTATTTATGGAACGCCTGTGGGTAAAGCTGAAGCCAGCGTTGGACGTAGGAAAGGAATTTACAGTTGAGGTTAGACCGCTTACCCGTACGCTTGACCAGAACGCCAAGTTTCACGCCATGATTGGCGACATCGCAAAGCAGATGGGCGAAGCGGGGTCGAGCTGGACGCTAGAGGATTGGAAGCGATTATTAATTGACCAGTGGGCTGCGGACACTAACCGCCGGATCGGGTCGGTGGTGCCGAGCTTAGACGGGCATCGGGTGGTACAACTAGGGCTTCAGAGCGCCAAGTTTTCCGTAGAGGATGCTGGCGAGTTTATTGAATGGCTGGATGCGTGGGCAGCGCAAAAAGGCATTGAATGGAGGTGACGATGTTACGAGATGGAAAATTTATTAAAGAGGAACCTATCAAAATCGGGTCGCATTACACACCGTGCTACCGAACCAACTTTTTCAGCAAAGAAGAACAGTTTATGCAGGCTGTTTTGTTGGGCATCGAGCAGCGCCGCGAGTCATTTTTGTCGAAGGTCTTAGGTTTAATGCTTCGCGTATGAATACCGACGAAATCCTAAAGTCGGCCATCATGCTGCACAGCGATACCCGCGACGCGGTGCGCTGGGCGATAAAACAAGAACGCGCAGAGTGCGCCAAGCTGTGCGAAGAAGCCAGCCGCGCAGCGGTGCCTGCGGAACTGGCCGACATGATTCGGCAGAGGAATCTAGGATGACAAACTACGAAGCGCAGCGACAAACCCTGATTGACTATCTGCAATTGATGGTAACGCGTGCGGATTGGCACGGCGTATCAGATGCGGCTAATGATCTGCGGGTGCTGGAGGCTGAAAACGGCTATTTTGACCGTGAGCATAAGAAAAATGGAAGCTGAACCAAAGCGCCGGTTTTGCACAAGCTGCCAGGCGCACCGCGAGGAAGCGACAGGCGAATTAAGGGTTTTTAGAAACACAAAACGCTGGATATGTGCCGCTTGCTTGGACCGCAGATCGGAAAGCATTTACAAAAACCACGACAAAAATGACCGTTATCAGTATCCCTAAACGCAAATATGTGCGCAGCCAGAAGCTATTGCGGTTGGTGGCTACGCTAGAATGCCAGCTCTGCGGGTCGTATGATTTTGTTCAGGCGGCGCACACCAACTGGGGCGGCGGCAAGGGCCGGTCGATTAAGTCAGATGACAATTTGATCGCGGCGTTATGTGCGTCGTGCCACTTTGACATCGATCAGGGCAGCAAATGGTCGCGTAAGGAACGGCAGCAAGCCTGGTGGCTGGCGCATCGTAAGACGGTTGAGAACTTGGTGGACGCGGGATTATGGCCAGTTGACGTACCCGTGCCGAATGACACAGAATGGCAGCGTCTCTTTTCGCTCCTCTAGTTGGGACGCTGCTTTGGCCGGGGTCGCTAACCCGGTCTTTTTTTTAAGGCTGATATGGACGAAGAAGCCGCAGAATTTATTGCCACGCTGTTCCACAGCAGCACGGTGGCGCATTTTATGCACTTATCCACGGATTCCTATTCGGCGCACAAGGCGCTGGGGCGGTATTACGAGGACATTATTGAGCTGACCGACAATTTTGCCGAGGCGTATCAGGGGCGGTATACCAAGATCAAAAAATATCCCGATGATTTCCACGCAGGCAAAGACCCAATCGCTTATCTCAAACAAATGCAGAAATTTGTTGACGAAGCGCGAGAACATTTACCCCAAGACAGTGAAATTCAGAATATCATTGACGAAATTTCAGAATTGATTGATTCGACGCTGTACAAACTCAAATTCCTTGACTGAAAGGACTATCATGAAAGACAACGCAGAAATGACCCCGAAAGGCTACGGTTCCGGCACTAAGCCGCCTGCTGGCGCGTCCGCTTCGGATTCGTCGGGTGAGCGCCGTGGCAAGATTGTGAACGGCGTAGGCATGGGTATGGCTGATGGCACCGGCAGCAACAAAGAATTCAACGGTGGCCGTTCTAAGGGCGTGTGCTATACGCACGACCGTTCGTCTTACCAGAAAAAGTGATTGTCAATAAAACAACGGGCATCCTATGAGCGATGTCCGTTGCAAATCCTGCCGTTTCTTTACGCAGGCCCAGGTTATGGGCCTGTGTCGTCGTTTTCCCGAAACTCAAAACAAACACGAAATGGATTGGTGTGGCGAACACCAGCTAACCGTTGTCGCGTCTATTCCAGTCTATGACGTTATGGCGCAAACGGAAGTCAAAAAACGAGGGAGACCCAAAAATGGACATTAAACCGTTGCGTGACCGCGTCGTGGTGCGCCCTGTGGTGCGTCGCTTGTCGGACATTCTGTACGTCCCCAACAACGAAAAGTTTAACGAAGGCACTGTGGTGGCTGTTGGCCCACAGGTGCGGGACGCGCAGGTTGGCGACTTTGTGAAATACGGAAACGGCACTTATCTGGATTGGCCGGTGCATGAGGTGGACGGGCAGGATTACCAGATTATTCAGGAAGCCGACATCGCCATGATCGTCGAGGCTGAAAATGGCTAAACACGACAAGCCGATTCCTAAGACCACGACCGGCAAGGGCAAGAATTACAACCCGACCGAGAAGGGCGCGGGTATGACCGCGAAGGGTCGGGCAGAGTACAACCGCAAGAATGATTCAAACTTAAAACCACCAGCACCAAACCCAAAGACGAAGGCTGACGCTGGACGCAAGGCGAGCTTTTGCGCGAGAATGGAAGGGGTGGTAAAGCACGCCAAAGGCCCGGCAGAACGGGCAAAGGCATCCCTTAAGAATTGGAACTGTTGAGAGGACTATCATGTCTAACACGCAAGCCATTGGCGTTGCATACGCTGACCCAGCCTTAAATAGTTTTGAAGTCGGCACAGCGACAGTGCCTATTGCCAATACTGCATCGGGCAATCTAAACCAGATTTATTCGCGCACCACGCACACGTCCGGTGATTTTCGTGGCCTGTATTCCCGTGTGGAATTTGCTGGCGCTGGCGCTGGTGAAACTCTGCGGGCTTTGTCCCGTGTAACGGCTGCGCAAGGCGCTGGGCAGACCACGAACGGCGCACACGTTAGCTTATCGGTAAACACTGGCGGCACGATCAGCGGTGCTGGTAATGCTCTGAGAGCCACCATCGGCGGGACTTCGACCAACCCTGGCGGCACCCTGGCTGCACTGCAACTGGATTCTGACTTTGCTTCCGGCGGCACATGGAGCAACGCATCGTTCCTGCGCGTGACTAACTCTGGCACCGGCGAAGTCGGTAACTTTGCTGCCATGCCCGCGGTAAGCGCAACCGGTGTATTCCGCGCCAAAGTTGGTTCGCCAGTTGTAACGCACACTATTCCCGTTACCAGCGGCGGCACGACCTATTACGTTATGGTCAGCACTATTGCTTAATGGAAATAAGCCGAGAGTTTATCGAAGCTGAGATTAGCGAGGTTCAGCGTGAGTTGCAGAAGGCGCACACCTTTGTGATTCAGGCTGAAACTTCATTAACAATTTACCGGATGTTGCTAGCCAAGCTAGACACACCGGATGACGTGAAAGGATCAAATCATGTCTAACAGCGTTGCATCTGGCGTTGCTTATAGCGACCCAGAATTTACTACTTGCTATGCTAGTCAAGAACTTGGCTATTCCGCAAGCGCCCAAGGCACGGTGACTCAAGGCACTAGCAAAAGCACTGCGGTGACCCTGAACACGCCGATGGGTCGCATCACAATGAATAATGAGCTGTTGGCCGGTGGCGCATCAGTTTTGTTTACATTGAACAACATCACCATCGGGCCGAGAGATGTGGTAGTTGTTAGCGTATCTGGCGGCGGCACGGCTGGCGCATATTGGCCGTTTGTAGCATCTCAGGCTACTGGGTCGGCGATGATTGGTCTGTACAACAATACTGGCGGCAACTTGTCTCAAGCTGTCATCATCAATTATGCGGTGATTCATGGCGAATAAAGGGCTATACGCTAACATCCACGCCAAGCGTGAACGGATAGAGCGCCAAAAGGAAGCAGGCAAGACCCCTGAACGTATGCGCAAGCCTGGGTCAGAAGGCGCACCCACGGCTAAAGCGTTTAAAGAAAGCGCCAAAACAGCGAAAAAGAAATGACACCTGACCAAATTGCTAAACGCCTGGCTGAACTGCAAGAACTGGCGAAGCAACATGAATCGATCCTGTTGCAGATCAGCGGCGCAATCCAAGAGTACAACCGTGTACTAGCTGAAATGAGCAAAGGAGCGAACGATGCCGCTGACCAAGTCGAGCAGTAAACAGGCTTTCCAAAAGAACATTAAAGCGGAAGTCAAGGCTGGTGTGCCTGTGAAGCAGGCCGTGGCGATAAGCTACGCCGTGAAGCGTGCCGCTGAGAAAAAAGACAAGCCGAAGAAATAATTCCTTCGTGGAATCAATTACTTGGGGATTGTGACAATATGGCAAACAGTGGCGCACCAATAGGCAATCAGAACGCGGCGAAGTCGAGGATGTTCTACGACAAGCTGCGGCTGGTATTGACGCAAGAGCCAGAGCGTTTGCGCAAGATCGCCGAGGAATTGGTAAGCAAAGCCGAGCAGGGCGAAGCGTGGGCGATCAAAGAGCTGATTGACCGCGTAGACGGCAAGGCGCATCAGGCTGTGGCGCTGGAAAACGCTGACGGCAGTTCAATACTGACAGGCATTCAGGTGACATTTATCAAGCCCGATGCAGATAGTAATTAAGGCTAGTCGCCTGCAAATCTACTTCTGCCTCGGCAAGGTCTATGACATCAACATGGACGGCTGGTCGCGGCAAGGCTTCACAGTCGCGTGGCTAGGCAAGCGTCGCCATATTTTTTCTAAGACTTGGGCAGCATGAGTGACCTTCAGGGCATAGTCGCCAAGGCTGAGTTTCCCAGCAAGGCGCAAGTCTTATTCAATCCACCAAAGACACGCTATCGCGTCCTATACGGTGGGCGGGGCGGGGCAAAGAGCTGGGCTGTTGCTAGGGCATTGCTTATCAAAGCCGCCAAGACACCGCTGCGCATCCTCTGCGCACGGGAATTTCAGACATCGATCCGCGACAGCGTTCATAAACTCCTGTGCGACCAGATCGTTGCGCTGGAGATGACTAGCTTCTTCGAGATTACCCAGAACGCGCTGCGGGGCAAGAACGGCAGCGAGTTTGCGTTCGTCGGGCTGAAGAACAATATCGCTAACGTCAAATCCTACGAGGGCATCGACATTTGCTGGGTTGAGGAAGCGCAGACGGTTAGCCGGAACAGTTGGAATATCCTGATCCCGACCATCCGTAAGGAAAGCAGCGAGATATGGATCACGTTTAACCCTGAGTTGGAGACGGATGAGACTTACCAGCGGTTCGTGGCCAAGCCGCCTGCTGACGCTGTGGTTCAGAAGATTAACTGGTCGGACAACCCGTGGTTTCCTGAAACCTTGCGGTCTGAAAAAGACTCGCTAAAGGCACGGGATCAGGAAGCATATAACCAGGTTTGGGAAGGGCTGTGCCGCCAGACGGTTGACGGGGCAATTTTTGGCGCTGAGATGGCCAAAGCCGAGACTGAGAACCGCATCATGAAGGTGCCGTATGACCCGACCAAGCCGGTCCACGCAGTCTGCGATCTTGGGTGGGCCGACGCTACGGCGTGGTGGTTCGTGCAATTTATTGGGATGGAAACGCGGCTGATCCGATACTTTGAGGACACCCAGCGCACAATGACCAGCTATCTGGCTGACCTGCAATCCTTTGGCTATGTGTACGACACGATCTGGCTGCCGCACGACGCGCAGAACAAGACGCTGGCCGCCGCAGGTCGAAGCATCGAGGACATTGTGCGGAGCGCAGGCTTTAAGACGCGGGTGCTGGAGCGCGTGCCGGTAGTTGACTCAATCAACGCCGCGAGAACTATCTTCCCAAATTGCTACTTTGATAGAGAAAATACCGCAGATGGTCTAAACTGCTTGCGCCATTACCGCTATGAGGTTGACCCTGATACCGGCCAGTTCAGCAGGAACCCGCTGCACGACAGATATTCGCACGGGGCTGACGCATTTAGGTATATCGCGCTGATGGTGCGGGAACCCGCAAAAGTTAAGAAAAAGCCCGCGGTCGCTTACGCTGGCGGCTGGATGAGCTGAAAGGACAATCATGGCGTTTCAAGACATGGATATGGATGGGCGCATTGGCGAGGCCATCAAATTCCTACGGTTGGTCGGCACCGCTGACAGCCAAAACCGCGCTGAGGCGCTGGGCGACCTGAAGTTTGCTGCCGGCGATCAATGGCCGGTCGAGATTCAGAACAGCCGCAACCTAGAATCCAGACCTTGCCTGACCATCAACAAGATTGACGCTTATGTGCGGCAGGTGACGAACCAGCAACGCCAGCAGCGTCCACGAATCAAGGTGCATCCGGTCAATAATGAGGGCGACCTAAAGATCGCAGAAGTTATTGAGGGGATCACGCGGCACATCGAGGTCAATTCCAGCGCCGATACCGCTTACGACACCGCGTTTGAGTACGCAGTCAAGATGGGCTGGGGTTACTGGCGGGTCAATACGAACTACATTTCCGACGATTCATTCGATCAGGAAATCTTTATCGACGCGATTGATGATCCGTTCTCGGTCTATTTCGACCCTAACAGCGTATTGCCTGACGGATCGGATGCCGAGCGTTGCCTGATTACCAGCGTTGTTGCCAAAGAGCTATTCCGTCAGCAGTATCCTGGCGCTGACGATGGGGCGAACTTTAGCGCACGGGCAACGGGCGATTCTGACGCTGAGTGGGTGACCAAAGAGGACATTCGGTTAGCTGAGTATTGGTACATCGAGCGCGAGAAAGCCACGCTAGTCCTGCTTTCTGACGGCACGAAGGTGTTTCAGGATGAGCTGCCCAGCGCCGAAATGATGGAAGCCAGCGGGATCACGATTTTGGACAAGCGCCCGACGTTCCGCAAAAAGGTTAAGTGGTGCAAGCTGACCGCGATGGAAGTGCTGGAGGAACGCGAGTGGCCGGGCAAATATATCCCGATCATCCCATGCTACGGTGCGCAGGTCGTGGTCGAGGGCAAGCGCAAGAAATACGGGCTTGTTCGATTTGCCAAAGACCCGCAGCGGATGTTTAACTTCTGGCGCACGGCGCTGACCGAATCTATCGCGCTGGCACCGAAACCGAAGTGGCTGATCGCCGAAGGGCAGGACGAAGGCCACGAAAGCGAATGGGCGCTGGCTAACCTAAAGTCAACGCCGGTCTTGCGCTATAAGCAAAAAGACATCGAGGGCGTGCCTGCGCCGGTGCCGACCCGCATCCAGCCGGAGCCGCCGCCCGATGGCATCATGGTTGCGTCGAGCGCGATCAGCGATGACCTAAAGACTGTGCTGGGCATATTTGACCCGTCGCAGGCGTTGCCAGGCAATATATCGGGCAAAGCATTGCAAGGCCAGCAGCAGCAGGTTGATCTGTCGAACTTTCACTTTTACGACAACATGACCCGCAGCATCAAGCACACGGGCAAGATCATCCTCGACCTGATCCCTAAGATTTACGACACCCAGCGCGTGCTGCGAATCATTGGGGTCGATGGCAAGCCTGACATGGTGACGATTAACCAAGTCGAAGCCACGGGCGAGGTCTTAAACGATGTGACCGTCGGCCTGTACGATGTGGTGATGGACACCGGCCCTGGTTACAACAGCAAGCGCCAGCAAGCTGTGGACACCATGATGCCGCTGATGGCTGACCCGCAGGTTTTTCAAGCTGCTGGCGACCTACTGTTCCGCAACATGGATTTCCCAGGCGCAGACATTATTGCCGACCGCTTGGCCGCAATGAACCCAATGTCGCAGATTGATCCAAAGTCTGACATCCCACCGCAAGCGCAGATGCAGCTATTGCAGTCGCAGAAAACAATTGCCGATATGCAACAGCAAATGATGGCTATGCAGCTAGAGATTCAGAACCGTGGTCAGGTTGCGCAAATCCGCGAGGAAGGTTCAAGCCGCCGCAAGCTAATGGACGTCATCAGCCGCGCTTACAACACCGACACGATTAATGAAGCCAAGATCAACCAAGCCAACCTGAAAGCCACCACCGACCAGAACAAAGTCGAGGTCGATGCCATGCTGCGGCTGGTGCTGGCTGGGGTTCCGGTGGGCGTACTGAATGCCGAGATCGCCCGTCGAGATGCCGAGCAACGCGCACAGATGCAGTTTGCCGAGGGCGAGGTCAACGAAACCGGCAACCCGTTCATTCAGGCGGGGCAGGAATTGATTTTGCAATCGATGCAAGCGCAACAAATGCAACAAGCCGCCGCGCAGCAGATGGCGCAGATGCAACCGCCGATGCCAGAGCAAATGCCAGAGCAGATGCCGCAGCAGCCGATGGTTTGACAACGAATGAATACAGGATGACAATAAACCTACCGGCGGGAACACCGGGTCAATTCTTAGGGAAAACCTATGTCTGAAGTGCAAGAACGATTGGCCGCCAATGTGGTGACCAGTGAGAATCTAGCGGAATTCGCAGCCCAGAAACTTGGTCTAGTTGACAAGCCAGCAGACGAGGCGGTGAGCGTTGAAGCTACCGAGCCGGAAGCCGAGGCAGATCAGAGTGGACAAGATGGGGAAGGGAAGGACGCGACAGCAACAGATGAGGCTAAGGAAAAGAAGCCGAATCCTAAGATAGAACGGCGGTTTTCAGAGATAACCAAGCAGCGGGAAGCAGCGCGAGATGAAGCGCGGCGGGAACGTGAAGCGCGGGAGGCTTTGGAAACACGGCTGCGG